TATTACATACAAGACTAAATATAACACACCTGGTGAAATAATTTATAATCCACCATTCGGTACTACTAATGGAAATGATAATTCTACAAGAAGTGCGGGTGATAAAGTAAGAAAGACTTACTTAGGTATTTCAAATACTGTAGGTATTGATTCTGACTTCTTCATGTATAAAGGTAAACAAAACCCAACTAACTTGGGTACTGCAACCGAAGGTAATGATTGGGCTTATCTAACAAAAGGTTTCCACATGGATTCAGGAGCTACGGTTGTTACAATTTCAGGTCAATTTGTAACTTCAGGTGAAACTGCGTTTGAAGTAGGTGTAGCTGAATTTAGAAGTGAACCAACTTCTCAAAAAAATCCATATTACAAACTTAATACACGTAAGTTTACATTATTACCTAAAGGTGGTTTTGATGGTTGGGATGTTTATAGAGAATTCCGTTCAAATAAAGACACATTCCGTTTAGGTGGTACTGGTTACTTGGCAGGTGCTACTCCTTCACCTTCATTCCCAACTGCAACAGGATGGGGACAGTTTAAACAAATTACTGTAGGTGAAAATCAAACTGATTGGGCAAATACTGATTACTACGCTTACTTGTTGGGTCAGAAAACATTTGAAAATCCTGAAGCGGTTAACATTAATATCTTCACAACACCTGGTGTTGATTATTATAACCATTCTAACTTGGTGGAAGAAGCAATTGAAATGATTGAAACAGACAGAGCAGATTCTATCTACATCTGTACTACTGCGGATTACAACATGTATGTACCTAATACTTCATCGTTTGAAACAGATTTCATCTACCCTGATGAAGCGGTTGATAACTTAGAAGAGTCATCAATTGATTCTAACTACACAGCAACTTACTACCCGTGGGTATTGACAAGAGATAGTGTGAACAACACACAAATCTACATCCCACCAACGGCAGAGGTTGTTAAGAACTTAGCGTTAACAGATAACATCGCATTCCCTTGGTTCGCAACTGCGGGTTACACAAGAGGTTTGGTAAATGCTGTTAAAGCACGTAAGAAGTTAACTCAAGAAGATAGAGATACATTATACCAAGGTAGATTGAACCCAATCGCAACATTCTCAGATGTGGGTACAGTAATTTGGGGTAATAAGACTCTACAAATTAGAGAATCTGCACTTGACAGAATTAACGTAAGAAGATTGTTGTTACAAGCTCGTAAGTTGATTTCAGCTGTAGCGGTAAGATTGTTGTTCGAACAGAACGATGACCAAGTAAGACAAGACTTCTTAGATTCGGTTAACCCAATCTTAGACTCTATTAGAAGAGACAGAGGTTTAATCGACTTCCGTGTGGTTGTAGAAAACACACCTGAAGATTTGGATAACAACCAGTTGACAGGTAAAATCTACTTGAAACCAACGAGAGCACTTGAATTCATCGATATTGAGTTCTTGATTACTCCAACGGGAGCATCTTTCGAAGATATCTAATTTGATATATTTATAAATTGGGGGTTACCGATGGTGACCCCCATTAGCCTTATTAAACGTTTAATTAAAATAAGAACATGGAATTTAAGAAATCAAACTTAATGGAACACCTAAATGTTGAGAACAATGGTGTAAAAACATTTTCTGAAAAACCACAAAACATTGTGATTTCAGAAGAACAATTAGAAAGATTAATTGAGAGACTAAACGAGACAAAGTAATGATTCGTAGTATCTTAAGAGAATATATTGAGGAAAAAAAACTCAATGAGGGATTTGACGAAGCGGGTAATCCTAATATGAAGTATTATGCTTTTGACTGGGATGACAACATTTTGATGATGCCTACACAAATTATCGTTCAAACTGAGGACGGTAAAGAAGTGGGTATGTCTACTGAGGACTTCGCAGAATATCGTGGGGTTTTAGGTAAAGAACCTTTTGATTATAAAGGTGATACTATTGTTGGTTATGCTGAAAACCCTTATATAAACTTCACTACTGAAGGTGACTCACAATTTATTGTTGACGCAATGGTCGCTGAGACGGGTCCTTCATGGGATGATTTTGTTGAGGCAGTTAATGGAGGTTCAATATTCTCAATTATCACGGCACGTGGACACACACCTTCGGTGTTAAAAGATGCGGTGTACAATATGATTATGACCAATCATAAAGGTATAAGTAAAGAAGAGTTAATCTCGAACCTGAAGAAGTTTAGAGACATTTCAGGTGAGGACGAAATGACTGATGATGATATGGTTGAATCGTATTTGGACTTATTAAAGTTCCATCCAGTGACTTATGGTGAAGGAAGTGCTGCAAACCCTGAAGAAGGAAAGATAAAAGCCCTTAAAAACTTTATTTCTTATGTTAAGGATATTGCTGGTAGATTAAATCAGAGAGCTTTCTTTAAGAACGACATCAAAAACAATTTCGTTCCTATGATTGGTTTTTCTGATGATGACCCAGGTAATATTGAAAGCATTAAGAATTTCTTAGATAAAGAATATAAGGATGATAAACCAGTAAAAACTTATTTAACTAAAGGAGGAGAGAAAAAAGAAGTATAATAATTTCTAGTTAGCTTCTATATAATGTGGTTTTTCAAAATAAAGTAAATAGAAAAATTTTCACTTATCCAACTATTTATAAGTAATAAACAAAAAATATAAAAACGAAAATACAATGGCTGATTTATTAATGAAAATGCCGGTACCCTATGAACCAAAAAGAAAAAATAGGTTCATCATGACCTTTGATTCTTCATTGGGTATCAACTCTTGGTACGTTGAATCAACTTCACGTCCACAAGTATCAATCAATTCTGTTGAAGTTCCATTCTTGAATACTTCAACATATGTTGCAGGTAGATTTACTTGGAACACACTAAACGTAACATTCCGTGACCCAATCGGTCCTTCAGCTTCTCAAGCGTTAATGGAGTGGGTTCGTTTACACGCTGAATCTGTAACTGGTCGTATGGGATACGCTGCAGGTTATAAGAAAAATATCAACTTGGAAATGTTAGACCCAACAGGTGTGGCAGTAGAAAAGTGGATTTTACAAGGAACATTCCTAACTGACGTGAACTTTGATTCACTTGGTTATAGTGATGATGGTATTGCAACTATCACGGCGACATTACGTCCTGATAGATGTATTTTAGTTTACTAATATACTATTTACGAAAAAATCAGTTCATTTATATTTAACCATAGAGGGGGGACTCTCTATGGTTTTTTAATTTAAAAATATGGATAACGCAGCTCAATACGGTCAACAAGACTTCAATTTACCACATGACGTGGTTCAATTACCTTCGAAAGGGAGGTTTTATCAAAACGGAAAATCATCAGTTAAAGTAGGTTATTTAACTGCTGCTGATGAAAATACTCTTTTGGGGCAAAGAAACCCGGATAATCTAATACAAAATCTATTAAGGTCTAAAATTTATGAACCAGGTTTAGATGTCGGAACACTATTAGATTGTGACGTTGAGGCTATCCTTATTTTCTTAAGAAATACTTCATTTGGTTCTGAATACACTTTTAGTTTAAGAGACCCTAAAACTCTTAAGAACTTTGAAGTGTCTACCACCTTGGAAGAATTACAAACTAAAGAACCAACAATAAGTCCTAATGAACAAGGTTTGTTTGAGTTGACATTACCTAAATCAGGTAAACATGTAAAATGTAAACTATTGACTATTGGTGATACTCAAGAACTTACAAAACTACAAGACGCGTACCCTGAGGGTGTTGTTGCACCTGTTATTACAAAGAGGTTAGAAAAACACATTAAAGAGTTTGATGGTTCGACTGACCCCGCGGAAATTGCCTCAGCAATTCAGGTATTACCTATTGCCGATTCTAAATATATCAGAAACACATTAAGAGATGCCGAACCCCGTTTGGATTTAGAGAGAGTGTTTACAGCCCCGTCAGGAGAAAAGGTGTCCGCGAGAATCACCTTCGGGGCAGAGTTTTTTCGTCCTTTCTTCTGATTATAGAAAAGTTATGCTTGATGAAATCTACTATCTCGTCAAAGAGATGGGGTTTTCTTATGCCGATATTCTTATTATGCCCACGTTTGAGAGAAAATATTTCATAAATAAATTCATTCGTGAAATAGAAGAGAGAAAAGAAGCTCAACGGAAATCAGGTGGATGATATTTATAATAAAAGTATAATCTATGTTTTTACAAGATACCGGTAGTCAATCAGAAGGAAAGAGTATTAAAGGGGCGTTTGAAGAGTTCAAGGGTCAATTCAAGGGTCTCAGTGACCAGTTGGCTCAGTTTGATGTACAAGCAAAAAAAGTTGTAGGTGATACTTTTGGTCAAGGTTCTAATTACGCTAACAAAATTAGAATTTCAATTGCTGAAGCGGTAAAGGAAACTGCTAACTTAGGTTACACCACATCTGATTATGCTCAGATGTTAATTCAAATATCTACTAGTCTTCAGAGAAATGTAGATTTATCATCAACACAATTAGAAAATATGGTATTATTTGCGGATGCTGCTGGTATATCCGCAGAACAAGTTGGTAAATTAGTTGCCGGTTTCGAAGATATCGGTTTTGGTGCTGAAGGTGCATTGAAAGAGATGGATGGTATGGCTAAAACTGCTAGGTCTTATGGTGTTAATGTATCCCAATACATGGGGGTCATAGCTGAAAATATTGGGTTGATGAACAAATATAAGTTCAAAGACGGTGTTGATGGATTGGCTAACATGGTAGCAAAAGCACAGGCACTAAGGATTAATGTTAATACAGTCGCACAATTAGCTGAAAAGTTCTTAGACCCTGCGGGAGCTATTGATGCTGCAGCTAGTTTACAGATGATGGGAGGTGCCTTCTCTAGTTTAGCCGACCCATTCCAATTGATGAATATGGCTCAGAATGATATTGACGGTCTATTTGATTCTATAACAGAAGCCGCTGGTGCATCTGCCTCATTTAATGAGGAAACTGGTCAGTTTGAGTTGAGTGCTTTGGAAATGAGGAGATTAAGAGGGGTTGCAAAAGAATTGGGTATGGAATACGACCAATTGGCTAAGGGTTCTTTAAATTTTGCGGCTAGACAGGAAAAGTTGTCACAGTTAGAATTTTTTGATTTTAGTCTCACTGATAATTTAGAAGAAAAGGACAGAGAGTTTTTAGCTTCTGTAGGTCAATTAGATAAGGGAGGTGAACTTAAATTTGCGGTCAAAAGAGGTGAAGAAACAGAATTGGTCAGTGCCACTGAGTTGACTAAAAGTGAGATTGAAAAACTCAGAAAACAACAGATAGATGATGGTAAATCAAACAAAGATATTGCTTTAGACCAAAGGGATATACTACAAAATCTATATAACTTAGCTACCGAAACAGGACTTAAGGTTACAGCTGAAAGTGCTGGTGCAATTGCAAATGACGATGGTTTTGTTACATTCTCTAAAAATTTACAAAAATTAGGTAATTCATTTTCTGCCGCAACTGATAGTGTAATAGATAGTGATTATTTGAAAACTGCTAGTGATACTTTGTTTAATTCAATTGATACTGCAGTGACGGCAACCCTTACAACCCTGAATAGTGGTTTGACTAGTTTATTTGATAAATTTTTTAAAGTAGACGCGTTGGGTAATGATTTGGTATCCATGCCTGGATATGGTGACCGAGTTCTATCAGGTCCTGAAGGTTCAATAGCCCTGAACAATAAAGATACTGTGGTTGCTGGTACCGATTTGTTTGGTGATTCACAAGATAGAAATACTGAACAGGTAGTTGCAGACGCATTTAAGGGTGTGTTTAGTAAAAGTAATATGGAAGTTTCATCAGAAAGAAACTTCAATCAATTAATGAGTAATTTACCTAAAGATTTAAGCCAAGCGTTATCGAATAACATGGGACCTGTACAATCTCCCGCAATTAGTGTTGAGGACTTACAAGTAGTCCATTCAGGTACTATTAGATTAGAGGGTGGAAATACAAGTTTTGATTTTGATATGTTACAGAAAGACCCAAGATTATTATCTAACCTTACCGATAGTATCATTACAGAAATAGGTAAAAGAGGGTTGAGCTATAGTTAACATAAAATATTCCAACCGTCTATTTATATAGAAAACAAAAATAGATGCCAAGTCCATTATCATTTAACTCTACAGAAGACTTCAGAAAAAAACTGTTAGTTAGGAATTTACCACCATTTAATAGTGATGGTTTTAATCCTACAACAAATCCTGGTCAGTCAGAACTCGAATTGACTAACTTTTCTGTGGTAGATAGTGCAGAAGTAGAAGAAATAGGTGATGTTGAGGAAGTAAGATTATATATCAATAATCAATATGGTCCTGAAGGAGGTTATGATGATAGATATTCCGTTCAGGATGTTCAAAAATTAGTTACGAAAAGAGAAGAATATTTCAAATTTGTTGCTTCAGTATATAATCCTGTAAGAATACTTTTTGATGATAACCCACAAGGTTCTGATGGTACAGTATCCCAAGATTCTTCTTTGATGCAAATAGCAGCAAAATCATTGAGAACTGAATTTGAGTATAGGATTGCTGAAGAACTACAACAGGAGACGGTGGGTAGACTTAACTTCTTGAGTGCATTAAAAGACCCTTTTATTGCTGGTGATATTATCAGAGGTAAACAAGAATTGATTGAACCCGATTGGAACATTTCAGTACCAAATAATATTGTTGCCAAAGGATTAGATTATATATCAAGGTTATCAGGAGTTTATGTTCCATATTCTTGGATACCTGGTGATTACTTTAGTAATACTCCGAGAAAGTTATTTGTTAATCAAGCAATAAATAAAGTCACGGGTATATTCACCGATAAGTTCAAATTACCAACAGAAAAGACAGGAATGCAAACATTTCTGGATAATACTGGTGGGGGTCAAAAATCAACTTTACTGAAATCTTTAGATTTAAACAGATATGGACCTTCATATAATAAGGGATTACTTAATAACCTAAAAGATGATATAGTTAGTTTTTTCACTGGTGACGATACAGTACAAGGATTTTATGTTGGTGATAAAAAATCTGACCCTTCATTAGCCGATAGTCCTCCAGGTGCTTTACCTGTAAACCGAGATGGTCTTCAAGTGATGGCTGCGGTATATGGATATGGTACATTAGGATTTGACTATGAGGGTGGTAAGAGATTCAAATTTGGTTTGGGTACCGTTGAACCTGGTGACGGACCTGATTTACAAGGAGGTTTTACATGGACATCTACAGGTACAGAAGGAGCTGCAAGTCAAGAATTATCAACCTATGCTGGTACTGTTTCCACAAACTATCAGTTCACACCTGGTTCTATTTTAGATAATACCCAAAAATTAATTGATGCTGCTGATGCCTCTACAAACCCACTACAACATGTGGGTACTGCTATTAATCAAGTATCACGAGTATTTCATGATGGTACAAGAGAGATAACAAAAGGTTCAAGAGTTAAAACATATGTTACTGAAGGAGGTAGAGAAGTAGGAAAAGAGTATTGTAGAATATTCACAAAAGATACTCCTTACTACAATATGTCAAGACTACAGAAAAAAGATGGTAATATAAGGAAGTTCGAAAGTTCAGTATTAACCAACACTTATGATTTAAATATTGCTCCTCAAAAGTTAGGTGGTATACCACAAAACTTTGGTCAGAGAGGTGGTGAAAATATAACGAAGTATATGTTATCACTCGAAAACTTAGCGTGGAGAACATCAGGATTACAACAAGATTTACCTGAATGTGAAAAGGGACCTATGGGTGGTCGTATAATGTGGTTTCCACCATATGATTTAAGAGTTGACGAAACTATTAGTGCTAGATGGCAGACAAACGACTTTTTAGGTAGACCGGAACCGGTATACACATATAGTAATACACAAAGACAGGGTAGTCTTAATTTTAAAATTATAGTTGACCACCCTTCAGTACTTAAT